GGGATTACCTATTAATATGTAAAAAAATCCCAGTTCCCCACACCCCTAGAAAGGAGGCGGAGAACCGGGACAGGAGGACTGTCATGTTTTGGTAGTATAATTATACATTAGGACTGTTCAGTTTCTTGTAACAATGCAAACATGTTTTATTGTCAACACAATCTTCAACTTTCCATGTCTTACAATGTGTACAATATTTATGTCTAATTCCATTAATAATCTTTGTCATTTGTAAATCGCTCCCTTTCTGTTTTGTTTTGGTATACCTTTATTATACAGGAACGATGTACACATGTCAACACTTTATTTCACAAAATTTTTAACATCATTCGCCCAACCAATGAACACTAAATCAATGTATTTTATGACGCCTGTTTGCAGTACAGTTTTCCATAGTTCAGGCGAACCGATGCGCCCATGCTTTGCAAGATGTTCAATTGCATCATTTGCGTTGGTGAAATCTTCACTGTAATTAGCATGAAGAAAGTTTACAAAATCATTCCAACCACTAAGCAATATATTATGCGGGCAATCTTTACCGCTCCAATGTTGATGTGGGTAAATCTCTTTCAAACCTTCCGCCCTCATTAAATACTGAACCAACTTCTTCGCGTTTAACTTTGCTTTTCTAAAATCACAATCTTCATTGACACAAATTTCAATTGCAATACTTGTTCTGTTTCCAGTTCCTGTTGCGCCATCCCCGGCATGCCATGCGTTTTCTGTTATTGGCAATTCTTGATAAATACATTCATCGTCTACAGTGAAATGCCATGAAACATTGCTTTGCACCCTGTCAACATATTCTGTGTGCATTGCCGCATTTGCTCCAACTCTTTTATTACCTGTTTCGTGTATTGTAATGGAACTGGCTTTCATTGGATAGGCAGGTCTTGCTTTGGTGTTGGTTGTGGGGATTAAATCCGCCACAACCGGACAACCATATATTTCTTTCTCTTGAATAATCCCATTAGACAACATTTGCTTTCTCTCCTTCTCCTTGACTTCTTAACTGCAATAACAGTTCCTTGACCTTCGCAGGAATCGGCAGGAATTGGCTTGCGTTTTCAAGAATGGAAATGCCTTCATTTGCTAGATAGAAAACAATGACAATTTCTCTTACTGGTATATCTGTTTCTATGACGCTCCGCACCACAACCGCAGTTGCGACAACAACCAACATCATAATTTTTCTCAATATACCTTTATAGCCAATTTGGGAAGAAAGTTTCTTGTTATACATTGCGCCAATTAAACCCGCAACCCAGTCAAGAATCATCATACAAAACAAGCCTTGCAGAAACTTGTCCAAACCTCCCAGATATTGAACAAAGAACCCGCCAACAACACCAACCGCAACACTAATCGAATTAAAAGTTTTCATTTCCACACCCTTTTCTAGTTAAATCGCATGAATTCCAAGATTGTCAATATATGCCTCGCCATTTGTAAAAATAAACCTTACGCGTTGGACTGAGGGGTCGTATAGTACTTGTATTGAACTTGTCCCGTTGTCGAAAATCTCGCTAATTCCGCCGCCGTCATTGCTTGCGTTCCTTATGTCTTTGTTTACTACAACTCTACCGTCTGAATAAATCAATTGACATGTAGCGGGGACGTCTGCATATGTGCTAAATAGTACGTTTGTATAATCAATTGTTATTATAGTATTTGTGGTGTTTGGAAGTGTGACAATTCTGCCTGTGCCGCTCATTCTGTAAGCACTCGCCTTAATTGTCACCATGTCGCTATCCCTAACACTGAATCCGTTCGTAGCACCTGCATAGTTAAAAATAGCGTTTATTATTTCCACATTGTCACAGTTTCGTATCTCTGCTCCATATGCAGTAACAGGATTGTTTGTATGATAAGAATTAAACCCGCTTACTCTTATTCCTTTCGCAGTTCCAAACCACAAAGGCTGGTATACATTTTCACAAATAATATTGGTGTAATTAATGTTTCTTGCATAGAATCCATCTTGTAAAACCGCATCGCCGCCTAAATATATGCCATGGAAACAATTTTTCAATCTAATATTGCTAACGTTTATATTTTCGCTTTTATTCTTAAACTCTAAAGGATAGTATTGACAACCTTCTACATAAATATTGTCAATTGTTCCGCCGTCAACATCTGCAAGCAATAAACCAGTGGGGTGTACATTATCTGTTGTCGCTCCTACACACAAAATCTTAACATTTCTAAAATTCATATTTTCCGTTTGTTTGTTCATAGGGTCTGTTGTGTAAGACAGAATAGAACCATAACCAACATTAATAATGTCAACATTATCAACATTCACGTTGTTACAATCAACAAAATACAAACCTGTTCCGCCTGTTGTCGGAGCGACTGTGTTCATGTCAAGTGTTAAATTCATAATATTAACACCATCACAGTTTCTAAAATCCAATCTGTTTAACAGGTCATTCGCTTTTATTATTGTAGTTTCTTTGTTCTCTCCCATAATTGTAAAGCCGTTGACAGGCGTTCTATATGTCAATTGTCCGCAAACATATGTGCCGGAAGGTATCACGCCCAACAAACCATTTGCGCAAACATAATCTATAAATTCCTGCATTTTCACCGTATCGTCTGTCACGCCGTCACCTTTCACGCCGAAACGTTTTGCGCTTACAAAATTACCTTTTCCAATTGACACGTTACCATTAATGCCGCCTATGTATAATTCTTCTGTATCAAACGTATAAGCAAGTTCGCCTTGTGCAAGGTTCGGAATGTTTGCAATTTCTCCCCTTCTAACTTGTATTAAGTCCCGCGGTGAATTTGCCAAGTCGCCATTTGCAAGAATGTACAAAATAACATCGTTATAGTCCTGTTCAGACATAACACCATCAGCATATAAACCATCTATATACGCTTTCAAAGTTTCATAAGTCATTGCCATTAGAACATCCCTCCATTGTAATTTCTTCTGATGCCCGAATCCTCAAAGAATCCGCCATCTATTACCAACCCGGTTTGACCGTCCGAAAACTGATTTGCAATATACTGTATATTGTCGCGGTTTGTGTCAATCTGTGCAATTGTTGTCAATGCACTTCTTCCATGTATTGTCCCGGTAAAATCTCCTTTTGGAGATAGTTTTCTATTGTTCGTTATAGTGACGCTTTTCTCATAAATATTTGGAAACTCTTTATTTATCTTATCTATTTCTTCTTTCAACGCCTCAACCGTTGCAACATATTCTTTCATTGTTTTCAAAATCCAGTCGAGGTTTAAATTGTGGAAATTGGTGTATGGAAATTGTTCAAACACACCCATGCTCAACCCTCCTTAATAAATTAATATACAGAATCTTCCTTTAAAACTGTCGATGATGTAATCAACAATATTAAACTTTACAACGCCGCGCTCCTGTTCAATCATTTGTTGTGTGGTAGTAACACCTATGTTTCCATACATGCGCGCGTTATGGGTGTTATCAACTGTTCCTGTGTCTGTTGTTGCTCTGTCAACTGTCCCCGTGTCTGTCAATGCTTTGTTTACTGTTCCAGTGTCTGTCAATGCTCTGTCAACCGTTCCAGTGTCACTTGTCACCTCGTCACTGTCAATAGTCCCGCCGACTGTGTTTCCTGTTCCAAGTGTCTGTTCCGCTTGCTTTGAAAGTGTTGGCGTTGCTTCGTTAAAACCAACCACGTATTCTTTTGTTATATCTGTGCCGTTGTTTGTTGTTGTTCCTGTTGTTGTACTGTCATGCGCTTTCGTTCCTGCAAGGTTTCTAGTTTCATTGTCTGTCCCTGTTAAATTTCTAGTTTCATTATCAGTCCCGGCTAAATCTCTTGTTTCGTTGTTAGTTCCTGTAAGGTTTCTAGTTTCCTTGTCTGCAACTTCTTCTGTTCTGTCAAAGTTCCAAATAGGGTTGTATTCAAACTTTGTAGTTTCTAAAAGTTTTGTCCATATTGGAACTTCTTTTTTGCTCCAAAACCCAATTGCCGCTTTCATCATTTCAGGATTTGCATATATGACTTCCAGCTCTCCAAGTTCCATTAGAAGGTTATTCAAAACATCGTCTTTCTCCACGCCTTGCGGCAATAATAAATTGTCAAATATGGTATTATCATAATTATATAGCGCAAGGATTGACAACAATGGTGTTTTCATTATTTAACCTCCTTTGCGGGTTTTTCTAAAACTTGCTCTTTGATTCTCCAATCAACTGATATTTCAATGCCAAACATTTCCCGGGTTTTCTCACATGCTTTCTGCAACTGTTCCAGCCACAATTCGCAAAGTGTACGCGTTTCTTCATTGTTGGCGTTTACTTCATCCGTTATAAGTCTTTCTTTCTTGTCAGTGTTGGCGTTGGCAATTCCTATTGCAGTCAGGAACATACTTTCAATTTTCCGCATGTCCGTTAATATGTCACCAACAATATAGTTTTGTCCAACATTTTGTTCAAACGCCTGCCATGCCGGAGAACCGTCCGCCTTTAATAACTTCTTATCTTGCACAACTGCGGGTTCGCCGCTTGCGACTTTATCATATAATTTCTTAAAACTTTCTGCGCCTGTTTTATCTTCCGCAGTGAACACGTATGAAAGTTTGCTATTCAGAAGGTTCACCCCGGCAGTTTCGGCGCACAATGCCATCATATCTGAATAATAGTTCACAATATCCATTATGCCGCCGTAGTCAGGTTGCAGTTTGAACAATGTACATTGCTTGTCTATTCGCAAACTTTTCATCCCTGAAAGTAGCGGGTTTGTTATTACTGCCGTTGTCGGTCTATAAAATATGTCATAACCTTGCAAACCGCAAGCCTGTGGAATAACTCCATATTTATCCGTGTTTATTACTGAAATGTAACCCCAACAATAGAGAACATAAAGGAAGTAGTCACGCGACCAGGTTTCAGGGATTGTCCATTTAAAAACAGACATTGCTTTTTGTAGTAAATAACGCCTGAAAAATCTAGCCAAACCAGTGTCGTGTATATGTACTGTCGAAGGTGAAACGGTTGAATTTGCGGCGTTTATATAGTCATATGTAACAGGCGCGCCATAACCCATAACATCATTCATAGAAAAAACCTCCTTCCATATATGCCCTTATTGCATCCTGTTCCTGTTTCGTTGCTTGAATGCTAATGTCCGCATCGGCAACCATAATAAACCCTGACAGGGTGTTGATTTGCCTGTTCTCACATAGCGGTCTGCCTCTGTGGTTTAAATCTTCATCAACGATGATTTTCCATTCATATTGTAAAGCGGGTAAGCCTCGCAAACTATCCATGCCGCCATTACTACCTATAGTTGTTGCCGATGGTACTTTTGAATGTGCAAAATCTCCTATCGCAGACATTGTTCCGCTTATTGCACTTCCATAGTTTCCGCTTGCAATTCCTGCAACTGCCGCCGCCATTGGCGCAAAAGTGTTTCCAATTCCTAACCCTCTGTTAAGAACTTGAGAAACTTGATACGGCAACCCTACTTGTGTATGTATCCATGAAAGAATGTGAGAAAAAGTTGAACCATCCCCGCAACCTATTGTCAATGTCCCCTGTCCTGTTCTCAAATCTATTCCCCATAATGCGCTAATTGTGTTACTATTTGCAACCATGTCCGCATCAAGGGAAATCATTCCCCAAGGGGGATAAAATAAGTTGTAAGTGCTAAACGGCGAATTGTTCAAATAACTTCCCCGGGATGACTGCGGGTGTCTGCGTATTGAAAAATCTGATTGTCCATACCTTAGACCTGAACCGTCAACCCTCCATGCGGCGGTTGGAACGTCAACCCAACCAACTCGAATTGTGTCAACACTTGTTCCGGTTGTCTGAAAAGGCATCCACATAATAGAAGTGATATATTGCAATGGATTTGCCTGTGCTTTCAATTCAGGATAAATTGTCGACCAATCTTCTGTCAAGTCTGCCGCATATAAGTCGGAAAATAGATATTCAAAGAATAAGTCTAAACCGCTTTGAGTAAACAAGTAATATGTTGTACTCTGCCCCGCAACGCCCACAACATACATTCCGTTGGACATATCTTCCGTTTCCCAAGGACTTGAACCGCTTTGCGATTCTTCATATGTTGAGTTTCCTGTTGCCGGGTATGTCATGTCCATTATTTCGCCGTTGTAGCTTTGGGAACTTCTCAACACATAACATGTGGATGCGCCTATTGAACTTTTCCAAGATGCCAATACATCAATTTCAAGGCTTGCATACCATAAAGCGTTTTGGAACGTCCATTCTCTCACATAATACCATCTATCAAAGGCGGGTATATAGGCATAATTAAAAGCATACGGACTGTTAGTTAAACCTAGATTCAAACCTATTACCGGATTTAATATTCCACAAGGTTCTTTTATAACACATTGATGTGTTACCGCAGGCGTTCCCGGTCTAGCGGTTGAATTTACTTTTTTAGAAAACGTGTATAGATTTACACTTATTGCCATTGTTTTCACCTCTGAAAAAGGCGGGTAACACCCGCCAATATTCTAGTCTAAAAGTAACACGATTCCGTTTTCTGTGAAGTCGTTCCAATATCTAGCAGTTTCATGCCAAAAGATATTTGAATATCCGCCTTTAGCATTAAACGGCGTTGGTGCGCTCCATTGGTTTACAAGTGTATAACCTAGCGCTTTTTCATCAAACATCACGCCAAATACTGCGCCTGTTTCAACTGCCGCCGCCGCGGTTTGCAATGTGCCATCCGGCAATAAATATGTTGCTTGAACATTGATGGTGTCAGGCGTTTCAATCGATTGCCAAAAGTTGACGGTTTCATTGTCAGCATATTTGATGAAATTGTGATGGTATGTATCCGCTAACACCATTGATTCTGTTTGGAACCTTGCAGGAGCATATAGATACACTTTCTGATTCTGCAATGGCGTGTGCCTCATTACCTCTTTTCCTGTCACATTGATGTGGAATTTTTTAGAACGCTCAGTCATCATTGCGGACAGTGATGCAATTCTGCTATACACCCATTGCATGAAAGGTTTAAAGTTTTCAGGCAGATAAACTGTTGATGCGGTCAACGTCAATCCTGTTAATGTGTTGTACTCTGTCAATAAGTGGATGACGTTTGCGGAATCTCCTTCTATCTTTCCGCCCATAAAATTGGCTATTGTTGCCCTTGCTAGATTTTCCCTAGCTTGTTCCAATAAATCTGTGGCGTTCTGCAACGTCATTGAAACAAACATTCCGAACTCGTCCGGTGAACTGAAAGCGCAGTCTAATTGATCTCTAAACAATGTTAATGATTTTTCATACACATTTGCGCCGTAGAAGTTTGTTTGCAGGATGTTCGGTTTATTCACCTTGTACATGTCAACGGCTTGCCCATCGGTCAAAGTGATGCGGGCGTCATCCTCAAAATCTTTATCGGAAATGTTCAATTTTCTTGTAACGTTTCCAAACTGTTGATTTGAAACTTCTATTCCGCCGAACTTTCTTGAATATGGGCGTACAGAAAATATTGTTCTTGATAAAACTTGACTGATTGCAGACAGAACAGGGTCATAGCCTGTTTTTAATGCAGTTTGTGCAACACTTACAAATTCCCCTGTGTTGGTTGGCGTGATTGCCGCCTTTCCGGTTGCTTGACTTGCAATACTATTCAACACGGTTGAAAGTTGGTTGAATGATAAGTCATTTACTGGCATTGTGTAACCCCCTTATATTATTTTGTTGGTTGCGGCGGGTTTATGATTGCCGCCAACACATCATCCGCAGTTTGCGTATTCTGCGGCATGTTTGTGTTAAGAATTGCATTTGCTTGTAGCGCGCCTGTCAATTTCTCCAACTGCGCCAATATCGGGTCGGCGTTTGGAGCAGGAGCAGGAGCGGGAGCAGGAGCGGGAGCAGGAGCATGAGCAGGAGCAGGAGCAGGAGCAGGAGCAGGAGCAGGAGCAGGAGCATTTATTTGTATAATTGCGGCAATTTGTTGTGCATTAAACCCCGCCTTCGCAAGTGTTAAAACGTCATTAGCATTCATGTTGTTGCCTCCTTTTATATTTCCCGGAAATAGATAAAGTTTTGGCGGTTCATCGTACCCCATGCATGGGTGTGGTCATCCTTCCGGGATTGCATTCGACCTGAACCGCCTATAACCATTATATGTTAATTAAATATTTTTGTCAATAAAATCTCACATAAATATTCTTCAAACTCAATATTATTTTCCATGTATTCATCCCAAACCCAGCGATACATTCTAATGAAACGCGCCCTCTCTGCGTCCCCTGTGCCGAATGTTGGCGGACTTCCTGCCTTGTGTGTGCTTATATAATAGGAGCGTTTTGACTTATGTTCATAGATTGTTATTTCGCCAACTGACACAATAGGCTTGTATTCCGCAATTGGTCTTGATGAAATACGACCTATTTCTTCCCCTGAAAAGTCATTGTCTAAACTCATACGCTCGAAGTTTGAACCGCTTGTCAATCTGTATAAAGCGGTTGTTTTCTTTTGACTTGATATTGGAGATTTGTCAAGAATGAAAAGTCCTATGCCGCGTTCTCTATCTATGTATATTTCTTGTTTCTTTCGGCGCATTTGTTCCGCTTTACGAACTAAGCGCAATTCCATGAATATGGGATTTGCCAAATCGTTAGCATTTGCAAGGCAGATTGTTTGCAATGGTTTGCGCCCGCTTAATTCTCTGTTTCTGTTGATTGTTTCGCAGGCATTCAGGAACGCCGCTCCCTCATTTTTTATCGGTCTTTCGTGTTTTTCCGGGATAAACTCGTCATAGATTAAAACGTCAACATCTGACGCGTCAAAACCTCTCATATTTGACACTGTTGACAACGCGCAAGAATAGCCAATAGGAGAACCGCAACACACCATGCGCCCATCCTGTTCCTGTTGTTGGTAATATCCGGCGTTATACTTCGATAGACTTTGACTGCCTATGTTCCAACCAAAATCCCTGTTTAATGATTTGAACGGAGAAAATTCCGGCTTGTTTATCAAGTCTGTTTGCGTCTGTGTTCGGCGCATGTATATAAATTTTATATTATCCTCGATAATGGTTTCAAGGCTTGTATATGTTTTCCCTGTTCCCCTTCCTCCAACAATGAAATTGAAAGGAAGGTTTAAGGATAGTATTTTTCTTATATCAATGTATCCTGAATCTTGATATATTTTCATATGTAAACCCCCTTTATATAGAAAATGCCGGGTATGAATGCCCGGCATTTTGTTTATTCTTCGATTATTGTAGCATGTGCCACAAACGTTCCCGGTGTCATGCTATATACCACTTCTTTTTCTGAAAGAACTTTCTGTTCAATCAGGATGCAATTTTCCGGCAGTTTTGGCATTTCCTCAACCTCTGCAACTTTTACAATTTCAGCTCGTTCCGCTTTTGCGGTTCTGTCATAGATTAAACATTCAACCTCTCTGACTTTGATTGACTTTCTAATATTTCTCATTTTTCTTCCTCCTTACGCCGCGAATACGCAAGTGATAAATTCGCGTCCCGCTTTACTTGTGCCACTGATAACCTTAATCGCGCGAACTTCTTCGCCCGCCTCTGCAAACAGTGTTTGCATTTTTAGGAAGTCCTCAATAAATGTCGGACTGTTGGTTGCGTACACTTCGTTTTCAGGCGTTTGGATGGAAAGAATGTTATGTTCTTCGCCTTTACTGTTTGTGTCTTGATACAAACACCAAGCGGCAACCTCGATTTCCTGTGAAACAGTGTCTTTCATTTTCTGAACTGCTGGTGACATTGTTAGGAAATACCTCTCCTGTGCTGATAGCTCTTTACTTGTCTTGATAATTTGCATGTTTCATTCTCCTTTTCTGCTTTTGTAAGTACACTATAAATAGTGCCTATAATCATATTATCAGTTTAACTATTAGATGTCAATACCTTTATGAGAAATTTCCAATAATCTTTCATATTCTGCGGTGATGCCTAGGGTGTACGTTGAATCTTTTAGGACTACATTAGAAGTGATAGAGATTTTACGTCCTTCAACTGTGTATTCTGTTATTTCCGGAACGTCATTATAAACCGCCTCTCTGCCTCCCGCCTCTCTGAAAATAAAACCCGGCGCGAATGCTTTAATGCCTCCTGCTTTTTCCAGTTCTTTTCCGCCTTTCTTCTTTGTCACACCTGCAATTGTTACTTTTAATTCGCTTTCCGGTGTTTCACGATAGCAATATTTCTTTGCTCCTAGTGTTGAAAATTCGTAATATTCCCCTTCAAAATCATAAGTCCCCATGTAATGAATTTTTCCTGCCGGGTCTTTTGCGTATGCCCCTGTGTTTTTACTGTCTTTTATTCTTTCTTTATTGTATTTGTTCCAGTCAACTTGTCCAACATATTTCACTGAATCGGTGTCACAATATATAAAACCGTCACCCGCAAGGCGTATTCCTTCTTCCAATCTGTATCTGCTCCAAGCGGTTGTCCATACGCCCCATTGATAACACAGAAATGCTTTTTTATTGCTTGCGGTTAATATTTCTTCCGGCGGTTCTTCGCGCTTGACAAATTCATCGTTTATAAAATCAATTGTTTGTTTAACAGGGTCTTGCGCCATCATGCCATAAATTGAATTTAATTTATTCTTTGATTTCATATAGTACAAATCTTGTCCTTCAACGTTTTTCAATCCTGTTTTAGCCTCATAATACTTGATTGTAGTATCGAGCAGAGGCAGCGGCAGATTTCCATACCTTGCATGTGATACGTCAAAAGGGACAAAATCGTCAAAGTCATACTCTGCAAGTATGATTTTAAAATCAATGTCAGTAATAGTTGTTTCTAGGTAGTCGGCTTGCAATATCCGCCCGTTGTCATACAATGCGCACTGTTGGTTTCTGCATTTGTCCCGGGATAAATACGGCGCGCCCCAAAACTCATCGCGCAAGCGGACATTTGTCATTGAAACACGCATTAAAACCGCTTTCTTTCTAACGTTTATTAATTCCAATAATTCATCATATGTTACGCCGCCCGCGTGGAAGAACGATGAAACAGGAAACTGGCAATTGATTATTACATCAGGATAACTGCTTGACCGGTCTGCGCTTTTTACGTTGTGAATCACTGCGCCCGCATAATATCTGTTTGCATGGGTGTTTCCGCCTCTGAATGCCTCTCGGCACATTTCATAGGTTTTATAGTCCGGCAGTTGGTTGCGTACAAAAGTATGTGATACTTGTCGCATTGCTTGTTTCGCATCGCGCCTGACGTATCCTGTTGACGTTAGCGGGAAGGAATATAAATTGTCATAGTCATGGTTCATTTCTATTTGTATCGCCTCTACAAGTCCTAAAACGTCATTGACTGCATATTCCATTTCTTTCTCTGTCAATTCTGTCCATGGAAAACGTGCAATAGAATAGTCAAAATCTTCCCCTGATAGTTTGCCGTGTTTTGCGCCCATTTTACTTGTATATTCTGCAAGGGACATATTACTATGCAAATAACTGCAACGCATTTCTATACATTCATGCATTGTTAGTTTTAGGACCTTGCGGGAATCTAATGCAAAAACTTCGTTGACTTCAAAAGGATATATGCCGCGCAGGAATTGGAACTCATAAGAAAGATTATGGACGAAAACACATAAATATTCATCCCGCCCTAATGCTTTTTTAAGTTTTTCACATAGCGCGGTAAACTGTTCCCATGTTCGCCCAATAACTGTATATTCTATTCCAAACTGAAATTGCCAAACATACATGATTGATTGTTCAATTTCTTTTATCCGGGTTGTTTCAATATCGAATGCGCAAATAATGTCCTTGTATTTAACTTTCTTTTTAGTTCCGGGATTTCCAACGGCACGCTTTTGCACCTTGATATTAGAAAACCATTCAATATTGAATTGTTCAGGTGCAATTACTTGTGCCATTATACATCCACATCCTGTCTATATCGCGATGAATTTCGCGGGTTTATATTTTGTATCTTTTTCAACTTTTTCTGTTTCCTTGTCCATGTTCTGAACGCTTTGCGCAATTCTTCTTTTGAAAGGTTTTGTTTCTCTGTTGCCTCGTAGAACTCTGCAAGTCTTTTACTGTCGAACATTCGATTAAGATTTGAAATGCGGGCGTATTCCATAAATTCCGCAAATTCTCTATAATTGTTTTTATTTATAAAATCATATCCTCTATCGTTCAATGTTTTCACTGCGGTTTTACGTTGCTTTTCCAATCCTGACACGCTACCAGTTTCCGCATCGACAAAGCGCGCAACTTGTGAAAATAAATGGCGCAATTCTCTGTCCGATTTTATGTCTTTTATAGGCTTGTACATTCCTGCGTTAAGTTGGAAAACTTGCGTGTCTGTCCATTCTGTGCCTTCAAAACGTTCCAATCTTTTGCGGGCAATTGAACGCAGTCTTGAATACTCTTTCCTAAGTTCTTTGTCTGTCAGGGTTTTTGCACCCTCCGGGGTGTATATTTCTCTTTCGTATTTTAACGATGCCTTTTCTCGTTTTCCGCCTTTGTATGGCATTTTAAATCCCCCCTTTAAGGTGTTACTATTTAACCAACTTCTTCAATACTTCTTCTGCGTTGTCCCATTCTAGCACAACTGAAACTATTGCAGTGAGTAGCGCGGAACGTGAAATATTTAATTCTTCGACTATCTTGTCTACCCTTTCCGCAAGTTTTACGGGCGTGGAATATGATACTGTAACAGTCTT